CTTTATATTGTTCATAGATAATTCCAGTATTATTTGTAATATGAACTGGTAATCTAACAGTTGAAGCTTTTAATTCTCCTCCTTCTTCCATTTCTATACCTAAACTTTGTACCAAAGTCCCTATTGCTATATTTCCTGTTGTTGCAGTAGTTCCAGCATAACCTCTTGTGATATCTGCCTTATTATCAGTTTTAACATTAGTAATTTTTACTATTTCATCTCCAATAGATAGTAAAGCATCTTTTACTAATATGTCAGCATCTACTACTTGAATTTCAGTGTCAGCTGTTGCTAATGCCTTTTTTAAAGTTGATGATACTTTTCTTTCATAATGGTCCACCCATTCAATAATAGTAGAGTCAGTTTTGTCTACTCTCCCACCTCTTAAAATATGAGATATGATAGGAGAAACATTAGGATTTACTAATTGTAATTCTTCTAAAATATCATTTGAAATAAATTGATTTCCTGAATGTAATTTGTTGTCTATATTTGCCATTATTCATTACCTCCTGTATTTTGTTCTTCAAATTCTTGCTTAGCTCTTGTATATTTAGCTCTATCTTCAATAGAACCAGTTTCAAAAGCCTTTTTCTTCAATTCCTCTAATTGAACTTTTTTATCAGCTCCACCATTACTTCCACCATTCATCGCTCCTGGTACTCCACTAGCACCAATTCCCTTTACATATTCACCCATTACCTCTGCAAAACCTTTAACAGATGCTTCTATTTCTTCTTCTGTAACTCCACTAATTCTATCTAAGAATTTATCTGGCATTTTATATTTTGTAAGAGTTGCTTTTTTAATTTCATCTGTCTTAATCTTTGTAAGTTCAGCAGTTTTTGCATCCAAATCTTTTTGAATTTTTTCAAGTTCTTTTTTATGCTTTTCTTCTGCAGTAAGATTAGCATTTTTAATTCTTTCTTCATAATCTTCAATAGATTCATTATGCTGTCTTTCAAGTTCTTTCTTTTCTTTTTCAAAGTCTGCTTTCATTCTTGCAAATCTTTTGTCAATCATCTTATCTACTTCTTCTTGTGTATAAGTTTTTGGTTCTCCTGGTTCTGCAAATTGTTGAATATTAAGTTTAAATCTTTTCATTTTATCCTCCTGTTTAAAGTCCTGTGTGACTATTTTCCCAGATGTTTAATGTCCCTCAGTACGACAATATTTATTCTATGTACCTCCTTTCTTTGCAATAAAAAAGCACCTAGTTTTTAGCTAAGTGCTCTTGGTTTAATTATTTTATTTAGTTCTTTCTCTAAAAAAATCTTTCCAGTAAGGGTTTTCTTTATCAAAAATTTCTTTTTGTTCTGGTGTTAAGTTGTGTGGATAATCTGCAAATAAATTAAAGATTTTTATTTTATCAAAACTAAACATGTGTTTACCAACAGAATCTAAATCATCTATCCACCATACTCTATCATTTTTATTTTTCTTATAAAAATCACTTAGCATATCCACCTTCTCCTTTATTTTGTTTATCTTTAGCTGTATTTATGTAACCTAATAGGTTTTTAAATTCCTCACTATTTTTGCAAGAATCTACTTCTATTAAAACATTTGATTTTTCAAATTTTATACCGCCAACTGAATAAGAAGTTTGACACCCAAATCTAGTTTTTAAAACAGAACTATCTAATTTTTTAAAGCCATTTTCTGTTTCTGACTGCAACTCTAAGTATTCAAAACCTCTATTCCCTATTCTTATTATCGCCGCATGTTTACCTGTTTCTAGATAATATTCTTTTTTTTCTTCTACAAAAGTAAGTAACTCTTTAACAGCATTGTAATCATTTGCCCTTTTTATAACTTTACTTTCAATACCATCTAAATTAGCAATTTCAACTATGTTTCTTGTTGTGGCAAAAATTTCTGTAGATATACCACCTCTAAAATCTAAAACATCATACCCATTTCTATTTCCTATATAAGCAAATGCTAGAGAAGAACAAGAACCTTTTGTTTGGTCTCCTCCACCTAATTTTTTAATTATTTCTTCAGTTGTTAATTCTTTTTGTAGTTTTTTAACCTCATTATACTCTACTTTATCATTTTGAGCCCATGCCATTGTAAATGTATTAGGTACTGGTTCTTTAGTTATACTCTTATTTTCATTATTTGTCAATGCTTCTTTCTCATTGCTTTCAATATCTTTTCCACCAATTTCTTCTCTGCCTTGCTTGATTAAATTTTCATAGTCAACAATCGGTATTGTTGTACTTCTACACCTTGGATGCATTGGTGGATAATTAAGTCCTACTGCTGCTTTTTTTGTTTCAAATACTTCTCCATGCAACTCAGAACAAATTTGACTGGTCCTGCTGTCTAATGTAGCGCTAAACTCATATTTTTCTATTCCTGCTTCTTTATACCCATCTAGTGTAGCCTGATTTAAAGTATAATTAACTTCCGTTCTTAAAAGTCTTTCAACATCATTCTTTTTAGCTGTTTCAAATCTTTCAGAAACTCTTTTAGTCATAGTTTGAAGATTGATACCCTGTATCATTCCATTTACTATTTCTTGCTTTACTGTTTGTGCTAATTTATCAGTATTACTCCAAAGCCTTTCAGAAAAGTTTGCACCACTCCAGGGCCTATCTAAAACAGTTTTTATTTTATCTCTGCTTACAATAGCATTAATCCCTAAATCTTTCGTTACTTCTATAAAGGTATCTCTATAAACTGATGTTAAAGCATTCTTAGCACTATCTTCAACTCCAAAGATAAGTTTCACCATTTCCATATCTATTTGTGCTTTAAGACTATCTAAATGGCTCAAACGACTTCTAGCAGATAATGTTTCAATCTCTAAATAAAGTTTTTTAGCTTCCAAAGGTGCAGTTTTTAGAAGTTTGTTATATTCAGCCATATAATCGTGTAAATCTTTTTTCCAAACCTTATATTCATCACCTTTTAAAAGTTTTAAAGCATCATGATAACTTAAATTATTATCTTTCATATAAGTTGTACCTATTCTACTAAGCTCTTTATTTACATTTTGTTTAGCCTTTTCAAGTGCAGTCTTATATTCTTTTTCAATATCTTGTATAGTAGAAAACGCCTTAGCTTCTCTTTTAACCTGTCTTTCTTCCCAGTAATCCCTATTCTTTTGAGCCATTAGCACCAACTCCAAGTGGAGTATTCATATCTTTTTCTGCATTGATATCTTCTTCAGCTTTTATTTTTTCTAACTCTCCTTTTGCATCTTCTATAAAAGGCAAAGTAGATAAAATAGTCTCATGTGATACTATTCCTTGTAATTTTTGAGCTGTATCTGCTGCTTCAACCAAATTCTTAGGAATATTTCTTGTAAAGACTTTTTGAATATCCTTGGAGCTAATTTTTAAATTGTAGAAATCTATCATAAGTTGTAATCTTTGGTTAATAGCCTTTTTAAAATACATTTCTTTTTGTGCTGCTAATTGTTCTAGTGCTAATAACTTATATCCAAGTGCTACACCTGAGCTATTTCCTGAAAACTCTTTGTCCTGCATATCTGGTATCATAGAAAACTTATGAATATCTTGATTCAATCTATTTTTATTGTTTTGAGCATAAGTATCATTAACTTGTTTTATTAACCACTTAGCATCACCATCATCATTAATTAACATTAACTTATTTTCTTTCACTTCTTTTAAAGTTTCTTTATCTGTTCCACCTACATTTGTTAAAACTAAAATTGCATCTGTAAAATCTGTCATATCATCAATAGAAGTTGATGTGATAGTATTATATCCATCTATTAAAGAGATAACATTTTTAAAATCTCCATTAGCTCTTTTATTATTCAAAAATTCAATAATTGGAACTTGATTAAATCCGTGTAACTTACTTTCACCTTTTGTAAATGGAACTTCTCTTTTTCCATCTTCGTTGATGTATTCATAAGTTGTAATATTTCTATCATCATAAACTTCTAAAGTATATTGCCATTTATTGTCTTTAGTCTTTACTCTATCCCATCTAACTGCAGCTATTATATTTTTTTTAACAGTTTTATCTCTTAAAATAACACAATCCCTTGGATCAATAACTATATTTCCAATAGTATTATCCAAATCTTTATACCAAAGTTCATATGATTTTCCAAACACACTTAAATTAGACGCGTGTTCAAAGTTCTCTTGTTGCTCTTCTTCTGTTGCTAAATATTCAGATAACTTTTCAAAGTCTTTCTTAAATTTTCCTTCTTGTAAAGTATAAGATATTGGCTTTCCTAAAAAATATGCAGTAGCTATTGTTGATATATATTCAGGATAATTATTTACTAATTTAGCGTCTTTTTTATCAGCTGTTCTGTCTTCATTTTTTAATATTTTATGTTTTCCACTATAATAATCTTCCATTTTTTGCAACTCTGGTAATTCATCTTTTATAAATGCTTCAAGAGCTTCTTTTAATTCCTGTACATCCATTAGTCCTCCTTTCTATCTTATTCCAAGGCTATTTCTGTCTAAAGTTCTAATTCCACTATTTCTCATATAATCTTCCAGTGCATATCTCATAGCGTCCATTAAGTGATTGAAATCATCAATGGGTTTGTTTACTGCTTTTCCAAATTTATCCTTATCCCAAGCATAATTGGAAATCTCTGTCAAAAAATTTACACATCTAGGATGAATAAAAATTTTAAAATCTTGGATAAACTGTATTCCAGCATTAATACTATCTTTCCCTTTTTTAGATGCTTTTATTCTGTAAAGTCCTAAACCTTTCAAATGGTCTATACTTTTTGGCTCTGCACTGTCAGCTACTATAATTTCTTTTTTAAAACCTAATTTTTCTATATTGCTGTAAATAGCTGTATTCTGCATTCCTTTTTGATATATTTCATCAAAAACATAAATTTCTTTTTGCTCCTGGTCCAATATTCCACAAAAAAAAGCAGCAGGGTCATTAGTATATCCAAAATCTAGCCCAAATACTGCTTTTGCTTTTTGTCTTTTATTTAAAATTTCTCTCCAATCAAATTCCATTTCTTGCCAATTTTCATAGACAAGTCCATCTACTATTCCCCAGTTTCCAAGTCCTGCAACTTGATATCTGCGAGGGTCACGTATTTTCATATCTTCAAATAATTCTTTATCTGTTTCATCTAACCATTCATTACAAAAATAATTAGTAGTTAAAGCTAGTATATTTTTCGCTTCTCTGTCAAAAAATCTAGCCTTAATCCAATGCCCTTCATTCCAAGGATTTAAAGTAATGATTATCTGTTTAAATAGAGGTTCTTCCACTACTCCTCTAATACTTTCATCAAGCATATTAAAATATTTTTCATTTGTTAATTCATAAGCTTCTTCGCATTTTGTTACAAGTACATCGTTTCCATGTACTTTCTATATATTTCTATATAGAGCAGACTATATCTTCACTTTTTAAGTGCCTCCCGTTTCGAGCTCACTTGAGCCCTACTCTACTTACTAAAAAAAGACCTACAATTAGTAAGTCTTTTCTTGCTTTCGATAGTCGTTGAACGTTCTATTTGACATTTTTATAACTTTTGTTTCTAACTATTAATCCTATAACTCTGTTAGTGACATTAAATTGCTTAGCAAGTGATACAGTATTAAAATCTTTACTGTATTTTTTATACACTTTTCTAATATATTTAATATCATCATCTGTTAACTTAGAATTGCTGTTATCGGAACCTTTTTGAGATGTTTTTAATCTCATTTTATAAGCATGTTCCATTTGATAATCTCTATCACACCATTCCAAATTTTCTACCTTGTTATTTTCTTTATTCCCATCTTTATGATTAACTGTTTCAAAATTATTAGGATTTGGTATAAAAGCTTTAGCAACTAATCTATGTACTCTGCAAGTAATATCTTTACCTTGATACATCAATCTCACTTTTAAATAGCCGTCTTTTGTATGATTTAATGTTCTTATTTTTTCTTTTCTTTTTGAACTACCACACCATCCTCCAAGACTTTTAATTCTTCCTAAGTTGCTAACTTGGTAAAAACCTTCAAATCCTTCAATATCTTTCCATATTTCTTTGTCCATTATAGTATCACTTCCTTTTTATTTCATAAGTATATGATACTATAACCATTTAATTTTGTCAAATAGCTTCGCTGCTGATTGCCCTCGACTTTACGTTAGGGTGTTCCAGCAATTAAAGAGGTTTTGATTAACGTGCTGAACCGATATGTTAATCCAGCACCAACACAAACTACCTACTGAAACTGAAATTGATGTAATTTTTAATGGATCATCAAAACCTCTAAACAAAATCTTTTGTCCAGTTGGTTTATATGTCATTTCAAGTGGACTTTCTTTTAATTCCCAGTAATCTTGAACTTGAAATCTATTAATAGCCCATCTTAAATCTGAATAGCAACTATCTTTTAAAGTTCTGAAAACTTTTCTTACAACAAGAGTATTAGCATTCTTATATTTCATCATGTTATAGATTATCCATAGAGCTGTTGTCTTGCTCTTTTTTGAAGCTCTTGACCCTTTAACTACCTTATACCTACCCTTGAAGTTCCAAAACGATTTATAGCCCTTTCCAACAATTTGAGGTAAACTTATTTTTATATATTTACTCATCTAAATCATCTTCACCAACAATCATAACTGGCAAAGTCCCTTCAATTTTAGTTTTATCAGTGAATAAAGCATGTCTTTTGCCTAAGAGTTCTGCTGCTTTTATTCTTTCCTTAGCCGATACTTGCTTTTTCATTATCCTAGCGGAAGAAACTCCATCACCTTCTCCTTCTACTACTATAACTTCTTCTTGTATTTCACCTCTCATCATTGCAGTTAAGTTCTGTAAAACTTCTTCTGCAGATGCTATTCTTTCAGATTCTGCTTTATCCATTAATTCTTTTACATAGCTTTTTATGTCCGTTTTTGTCAAGTTTTCGCTACCAACTTTTCTGGCATTCTTCTCCTTATATCCAGCCTTTATCGCAGCCTCAGTAGCATTTCCACTAGCTACATAATATTCACAAAAAGCCTTTTGTCTCGCATTCAATTTCAATGCTACTTCACCTCCAGTTTATAAATAAAAAATACTTCTGTAAAAGCCTTAGCTTGTTCATACGAACCAAAGAAGTATTGATGTATTTTTATTAATGGGACATATTGGATTTGCACCAATGAATAACAATCGCTGTTATTCTAGTCCTTAAAACTAATGCCCCATAAGATTAAGACTTTTTTAGAGTAGAGCCTTGAACTACTGTGGTAATTTATTTCAATAAGGAGGAAGTTCTTCTGAACTTCTATACTTCGCTACATGCTAACATATTATCACATTAAAACTAACATAACAATAACGCATTTTTAACAGCTTTTTAACACGATTTTAACAAAACTATATTAAAACTCTATTAATCTCTGTGTTTTAAAGTGTATTTCCAAAGCACTCAGAATATTATTTCTCATTCTATATGTACTCATTAAAGAAACCCCTAACTTTTCAGCTATTTCTTCATAAGTCATTTTATCAAAATATTTCATATAGATAAAATCATAATCCTTGTGGTCTTGCACCATGTTCAAACATTCATCTATCCTAAAAATTATTTCCTCATATCTGCTAATATTATTAGATATCCTTTGTTTTAATTCCTCTATCTGTTCCATTTCACTTTTAAATTCATAGATTCCTCCACTTTGTCCAGTAGGTCCACATGACTTTTTAAGTTGTGGATTCTGTAAATTTTCTATTTCCATTTTTATTCTTTTTTGATATTTGGGATAATTTCTTAATATTTCTTCCATCTTTCTAAAAATTATTTTTTGCTCCTGTGTTGCCATTATCTCACCTCTGTTATAGAATTTTCAATTATTTCCAACTTTATACCTTCCAAAG